TGCGCTTACGCACCATCTTCTTTGGTTTGCGTTTAGTAGCCATATTGAAATTATGACTTACTTATGATAGTGAACAGATCATCGACACGCTGTTCTAATCTAGTTAATTGATCTTTCATACTAGAGCCACCATTAGGTCGTAACTCGTTTAGCCAGCCTTTAACTAAAAAACGTAATCCTATTAGCACGCCTGATAGTACGGCCATAACGCCAGCGCCAAAGCCAGCCCATTCCGCTGGACTCATTTCGCATCTGCACCGATGCCGTAAGCATTATCGGATTTGTCTAAAGCCCTAGCCGCTGGACCAGCAAGTGCTGCAACTACTACAGACAGTGCTGGATCTAAACCTAATTCATTACTGGCTAAAAATGTTAAGAAAGATACTAATACCCCACGTGCATAGGATTTTAGTATTGCTTTTTGCTTCTTGGTTATCTTCATATTTTGCCCCCTAGTAGTGGTATATCGAACGGCTTGCCGTCTTTGTCGCCTGCTTTAGTAAATGAACAATGGATGTGTTTTTTGTGCGGATTTATACCCCGGTATCTGCGCCACTTAAATCCCATAATCCTTGATGCAATAAAGCCATTATGGATTACGTAAGATATGCGCTTATCGGTTTTAGCACAGACTCTGATCTGGTCAGCCAGATATATCGAGAGCTGCTCGGATGTATCCAAACGAGAATCAATATCAATGGCTCGGACGACCCCAGATTTGTCTGGATTATGATCCGATTTGCTGGCGGAATGACGAGCATCACCAATCCACCCATCACTGGTAGTGCGGCGATCTGGATACCAGGTATCAATTTGATCTCTTAATTGGACACCAGCTGCACAAAGCCAAGGCTTCATTTAAGCTTTTGGCTTACCTAAAACAAATCCATCAGGTAATGGCTTGCTATATTCCCACTTTTCAATGTAATCAATACCATCACCATCATCTCTTAGATGGATACCTAATTTTCTAAAATCATCTGTTGGATTTAATTCTGGTAAAGCTTGAATAATTTTTTCCCATAATCTCATATTATGCTCCTAAGTACTGTGCTTGTAAAAATGTAAAATCTTGATCTCCGTAGGCGCTTTGGTCATAGCCCATAGTGTGATAAATGGTAAATTCAATGTAATCATTAACTGCTAGATTTTCAATGCCAGATAAATTAAGTGTCTGATCTACTGCACCAGAATTATCTAAGCCTATAACTCGAGTTCCATTTTTAGTTATTGAAAGCGCTCTAATTCCAGTAGCATTACCAATACCAAAATAAATTGAAGCACTTAATTGATAATAACCTGCTTTGCCAGTAGGAATTGTTATGCGACTTGTATTAGTTGAAGTGCTATGAAATCCATCTGTATCAAAAATTTCACTATTAAAAGTTAAAGTTGTAACTGTTGCATTTGGTAAAGTTTGCGATGATGAATTGTAAATTCTGCAACCAGAAAAAGAAGAGCCACCAGCTGCGGTAGCCCAAACTGGTAGACCGCCGCTTACTGTTAAAACTTGTCCATTGCTACCAATCCCAAGCCTTGCTGGAGTTGAGCCACTTGAAGAATAAATAGTATCGCCTGTGGTAGTCATTGGGTTGGTCATACCTGTTGTATCTAAGTTTGCCCAAGCACTGCCAGTGTAATAAGTTGTAACGTTAGTATCTTTTAAGTAAGCGAAGTTACCTTCTTGTGGTGACGTAACAGCTGCATCTCTAGCTGTTGCATTAGCAAACACCCAGATACCTTGCATTAAATAGCCATCTACATCAGCTGCGGTTAGTACCTCACCTGTAGTAAAATCCTTAAACCCTAAACCTGCTGCCATTTCTACTCCTTAGTAACTTAGGACATTATAGTCTAAAGTGCCATAAATGCTGTTATTTAGGATAAAAGCATCTATAACTGGCTCTAGTGTCGTGAACGTGGTTTTCCAACTATTCGGGGTTATTGCCATGCGTACCCCAAAAATCTGTAAAGTTTTCTCTAAAAGAGATCCACCAGGCTGGGTAGTTTTAACTGTAATCGGATCAAAAAAGTCTAGGCCTAAAGCTGCAAGTATGCCTGAGTTGTAATTAGACGTATAAAGATCTAGAACTATGGCATCTACACGTATTGAGGTTTCTTGCCTAGAAGCCACATAAGCCTGGGCATAATCTAGGGCTACGGCATCTGATTGCATAAGCAAGTTATCTAAAAAGTAACTATGAAGAAAGTATTTATCTATGCTGGCTTGATTTAGGGCTACCTGTGGGCTACCACCAGCTCTAGTAATTGTGGCTTTGTTAAACACCAATACGTCATTTAATATCCAAGTTGCATCAAAATAAGATATGCCAGAGCCATCATCTGCAAACACTGTAGGTGTGCCACCAATAGATCCAGCCGTTACGCCTCTATCTTGAAATACAAAGTTGTTATCGGCACTGACATAGATAGCGCCATATTCAGAATCTGCAACAGTAAACAATGCCTGTAATGCTGTGCGATTAGTACCTGGATCTGCTTGTAATGTAGTAAGACCTGGATCTATATCACGCTGTGATGCTGGCCATGAGATTTGATCTAATATGTCATTAACACGTGCACCAGATAACTCACCAGCACTAGCACCAATTACTGTGCTGATCTGTGCTAACTGGGCTAATCTAAATGCATCTACAGCTTGTATAGTAGTAATTGCTACACCTTCTCCATCATCTGGATAGGTGGTAACGTAACTTGTAATAAATCCTGCGAATATAGGATAAATAACTGAATTATAAGTAGCAGTAATCTGCACCTTTTTCATAGGTGTCAATAATGTGTAATAAGGGCTAGCTGGGTTTTGTGGATTAAAATCACCATTTTGATCTGTTATTCGCAGCGTAAGTGAACCTGTTTGAAATTGATCGCTAAGTGCAGTGCGGCCTCTATTGGTTTCTATTCTGTTTACTTGATTAGATACATCCACAATTATGGCTGTCGATTCTGATAAGATATTTACATCTAACTGACCTTCATCTAAAATCATGGCCTGGGCAAAACTAGGGCCAGTGCTAAAGTTAATTACTGCATTGATTACTGGTACTGTCATTATGGAAGGCTACCAGCTGGTGTAGTGCCATATCCGCTTCTACTTGCTAATTGAATACTTTCAGCTATTAACTGGGAGAATCTATCGCCACTATTGGCAGTATCAACAGTTAAAGTCAAATTGACAGGTCTATTGCCAGATTCCCTAAGTCTTTCCATAGAGATTTCTGCCGCACTCATACCAGCATAATTAGGTGAACCTTCTAATGTAGTGCCTAGGTTTTGGAAATAACTGGCTGGCAGTGCTGGTATTGCTGGCGCTGATGGTGATGTTGGTGATAGAAAAGTTTTTTTGTTTTGCATACTTGATTCACTAAGGGCTATTAAGGCTTTCAATGCGTTCATTTGTGGCGCTATAGAATCTAGCGTTGCTCTCACAAAGGCTCTTAAAGCTGCAATCATTTCCTCGGTTGCTTTAGCTGCGTTCATTTCAGCCAATATCTTTTTAGCCAATGCTTCATTGTTGTCTAATATGGCTAATTGCGCTTGTATGCGTAATTTTGTTTCTTTATCTGTTGCTTCATTTAAGGCTACTGTTAAACCTATGCGCTCTACATCAAACTTATCTTTTAATTGATCTACAGCTGTTTTCTTTTTAAGTGATGCTAATTCTTGCGCACGAAGTCTTTCCATTTCCTTTTTTTGTCTAACTTCTGTTCTAAATTGTTGAGCGTAGATTCTGCCAGCGCTGCGTTGTTCATTAGCTGGTAATTCTCTAGGTCTTACGCCACTTTTAGATAATGCATCAAACGCTAATTTTCCTACTCGCCCACCTGGTTGCAGTGATAACAATAAATTAGCCAAGCCGCCTGACTTACTTACTATACCTAAATCTTCTACTTTGTTAATTAATTTAGCCATACCAACAACAGCATTACCTATAGAAGTACCAAAATCTTCCATTGAATCTGTAGCATTTTCAATACTGTTATCTTTGCTTAATAAAG